TACTATCTGCAGAAGTGCCGGCATTAAGGTGGTCCTGTATGTATTGACTATTTATCTTAACTAGCGGGTTGATAATTGACTGTTTTCTACTAATGGTCCTGTTGTCTGGTTCTTTTTGTAACTCTTCTGTCTTTGTTGTTTCTTGAGTTTTATAAGTAATATTGGAGCCATTAGTTAGCAAAAGACTTAACTCACTCCAATTGTCACTCCTTGTTTGAGTCCAAGTTTCCTTAAATTTTCCATAACCGCTATTGGTAATTAGGTAGCGTGCTAGATCATCATCATCATCATCATCATCATCTTCCTCCTCTAGTGTTTGCGCTTCCCCTTCTCCTAGTGGCCTTTCACTGAAATCTAAGCCGCCTGCGTTAGGGTTTACATCTACAATGTTTTCAAAGGTAAGTGTAGGGCCACCATTACCAAGCGAAGCATACTCAATAACTTCTAGCTTGTTTTCGGCAGACATATAGCCAACCCGTCCAGCGCTAGCAAGAATTTCTGATAGGGTTTCTATATAATCATCACATTGAATAGCCATTTGTTGCTTAGGTAAATCCCAAGTGCCTAAATTACCTACTTCAATACTGAGACGGCCGCAAATCATCCCGGCGGTTTCGCGTAGGTTCGTAGTGGCAATGATTGAAGGATCCCTACCATTCACTCCAGCAGTGACATCAGAATTGATAGAACCGCCACCTTGGTTTTTGTGAAATGCTAGTTCATTAGCTATTGATATTTGACTTTCATTACTTAAAGGATTAGCAAATGATTGAACAACACGAAAAGGACCACGCGGAAAACGTGCGGCTGTGCCACCATCAGGAGTAATATAAGCTAAATTTACAACAGCACCACGAGCAGGTGTGATTAATCCGGCAATTGTCAATTCTCCACTGGTAAATATTAAACCTTGCCCTTGAATGTGATCGTCGCGAACACTACCAGAAATGACCGGCCCTAGGTTGCTAATGATTTCGGCGCGTACATCTAAAACCATTAAACCTGCTCAACAGTGAGGCTGACCTTCCATTCTTCAGTTATAACGCCATTTACCATCTTGGATTCTACTGAGGCAGTTGGGGCACTAGTTGGATACCAGTCATCAGCGGATGGTGTGGATTGAACTGTTGTCGCTACCCAATTCCTGAGCGTATTAAATGCAGCTTCATTAACCACAGTGCCGCTGATATTCCTAACTGCTGAGCTACGTAACGGCCCCTTGATGTAAGGAAAACCGCCAGCAGTGCGTTCTAGTGTCGGCATATCGCTAAGAGTTTCGGCGCTTTCGTCTAGTGTAATGACCACAGTCCCAAGAGTGATGGTGCCAAGATCCGGCTTTAGGGCATCACCTGCTGCAACACTTTTTTCTAATTCAAGCTTCTGAATATTTAAGGCTTGGTTTGCATCAATAAGCGTTGTTGTGAGCTGAACATAGGCACCAACCTGTTGATACTGAGGCGCTTCAGTGAAATAGCATGCAACACCACTGGCCGTTAAACCATTAGCCGAGAATGACAGCGCGACGGTAGAGCCAACCCCATCAGCAAGGTCATCACCATCGTCTTGCCTGTTACCTAGCCATGTCTCCCAAATACCACTAAAAGATGCTAGTTGTGTTGTATTAAGCAGACCTGATACTTCCCATTGCCTAGCGGCTAAACCTGCGCGTACATCGGTGCCTTCATAGCTAAGGGGTTGCGCAGTGAGGTTAGAAATTGTTAACCCGCCGATAGTAACGCTCATGGTTGAGTGCCTGAGGTTGCGGAAGTTACTTGGCCTTGTGGGTTTGTAGTCATATAAATATTAATTGGTTGTTTTGCTGCGTTAGCAGTGTTGGTTTCAATGTTGGTCAATGTTTTATTCATTGTGCTAAATGTCTGGCTGCCGTCTAGGGTTGTTTTAACTGTTGCCTGAAACTGGTCAGATAAATTTGCCCGAGACTTTGCTGAACCTTCTATTTGGGTTCTAAAATCAGTTGCTGCGACAGTAGCTTGTTTTATGTTCGTTGTTTGGCCTCTATACAAACCATTGATTTCACCTTGCAACTGACCGAGTTGATCTGCATTAGCATACTGTTTCTGTGAGGCTAGTTCTAATACCTTTGCATCTTTTAAGCGATCCTTAGCGGCTGTTTGCTGCACTCCTAGCAATTCATTCTCTAGGGTTTGCTGTCCTTGGAGTTCTCTACTCTCATTTTGCACCAATAGCAGCGCAGCCTTCCTTAATTCAACAATTCTTTTTAAGTTCGCATCGTTTGGTTTCTCTGCTGCCTTTGCTTTTGCATCAATTAGCGCAATATCGGCTTCTATCTTTCTTTGCCTTAAAGCTATCCTTACCCCTTGTTGCTTAAACTGCAGCGCTACTCTTGCGCCTTCTTGCTCAGCTACTAATGCTTTAGCCCTTAGCGAGAATTCCTTCACTGTTTGCCTATAGATCCTAGCACCATAGTTTTCCTTAATTTGTTGTCTTGTTTTATCATCTGCGGCCATAGCTTGCGCGTGATTGCTTTCTATACCTAAAAGGCTCTTGATAGTAGTAGCACGGCTAATAATTGACTGGTTTCTTGTGTTTGCAATATTATTAACTAAATCCTGCTCTTTTTGTAGCATTGAGATTCTTAACTTACCCGTGGCTATTGATTGCAGCTCTGCGGCGGCCTTTTCTCTGTCTACAAGAAGCGTCTGCAATTTAAGTGCTTTCAATGCTGCCTCTTGTCTTGCTCTCTTAGCCCCCCACGCATTCGCTTTTCTAATAGCAGCGTCACGCTTGGCAGTTAACTTATCCTCTGCCTTTCCTGCGTTTTCGATATAAACTGACATCCCAGAATAAACAGCGGCCCCAACTGCTAGCGCTGCTGCAATTTTTAATATATTAGCCGGGTTCATAATAGACTGGGCAACTGAAGCGGCTGCACTTAATGCGAGTTGAGCTTTTGCGGCAATCTCCGTTGCATTAGCTAATATATAGAAAACAGCGGCTGCACTTCCGATGCCTGCTAGGGCTGATATTAAGGTTCCAGTATTATTTGCAGCAAATTCCAAAGCCTCTCCCATATTATAAATTGCAACATTAGTGGCAGGTAGTAAGTTTTGACCTACTGCTACTTGAAGATGGCCCCATTCATTAGCCAATTTAGCCAGATTCATCGATGTAGTTCTAGCGCCACCAGCACCCTTATGTATTTGATTAAGACCTTTTGTTAATTTAGGGAAGAACTCACGAGCTGTTAAATCCCCTGCTTCTACTAATGACATTAATCCTTTATAGTTCAGATTCATTCCTATTTCTGATGCTTTCATCGCAGTCGGTAACTGTTGACCAAACTGAGTCTTTAATTCCTGCATTGAAACGACGCCTTTACCCGCCATTTGTTCCAACGCTAGGAACATAGAGTTGACTGATTCCTGACTAGCACCCATTTGGCTAGCTGCTCTAGATACTGCCTTGAAGAGGTCTTTCTGATCCTCCAGCGCGATCCCGGCACCTGTTGCGGCTGCAGTGAAACCACCAAAACTCCCTATTAATCCATCAAAAGAAACGCCTAATTCGTTCGCTGTTTCCCTTACAAATTTAATAGATTCTGCAGCACCACTTTCGCCAAGGGTTACAGCTATTTTGGCTGTCTGCTTCTGAAATTCAATTGCTTTCTTTGTTGACTGTGTAAGTGCTACACCTAAAGCAATGATGCCTGTAATAGTGGCAGCTTTGATTGCAGCTTTACTCAGTCCGCCACCTTCAAACACAGCCCTTGCCTTTGTGCTTTCTGCTGTTGCTTTCCTGATCTCCTTTGCAAGCTGTTTATATCTAGTGCTACCTATCTTTACCTGTCTAATCTCTTCTTTAAGGCTTGTAATCCTCATTTCTAGGCCGCCTAAAGTGCCTTTTCGCCTGATAAAACTACCCTTTTTAGCTGCCTTTAGAGCATCATAAGCTGCCTTAGCTTTTTGAGCTTCTTGTTGTTGTAGCTTAAGATCAGCAGCTCTAGCGACTTTTAGCTTCTTTGTGGCTTTGGTAACCGCTTCTATCTGTAGTTTAAGTTCAGCAGCTCTTTTTGTTTGCTTCTTGAATCCACTGATACCTCTTAAACTCCTGCCCGCTGCTCCGTAGTCTTTCCACTTAGAAATTAATGCATCAAGTTCTTTTTGCTGTTTTTTCAAAAGTACGAGCTTGCCTTTTAAACCTGCAAAATCCTCTCCTTCCGTGCCACTTATGACAGACCTATTAACACTTTTGCCAGCATCTGCTGCTATCTTCTTAACTTGATCAAATTGCGACCTAAAGGAAGATAAATCAAGACTAATATCAAATAGAGCCTCACCTAGGGAGATACCAGCCACTTAACACTCAAAGCTAATATAAAGTTGCCTTACATCTTGGCTAGCATGGATTTGAGGGTAAGCAATGGCGGCAGTCTTTTAAGCGCTTTGGATATCCAGTTTCTAGCAGGCCATTGATTGTTCTTAGTCTGGTAACCCTTTAGGATGTAGAGCGAATATGGAACGTTCCAGGTAAAGCGATAGGAACCGCTACCAGTCTTTCTGCGTTGAATGCTTCGCCTAAATGCACCACTGTCAATGATGTCTCTGTTGCCGCTTTCTATTATTTCACGACTATTTTTGCTAGACATCCCACGAGTAGTAGCAGCAGGCCAATCGAATTGCTTTTTACTTATTTCTTTTGTAAACTGAGCTTCTAATCTTTGAGTATATTTAGCAAATGCAACAAAAATCTTACCTTCTAATTCTTCTGTGTCAATTGTTAGCGTAATCCCTTCACTTGTGTGAACTTCTTTTGTCATTATTACTCCTGACGGACAGCATCAAGTATCACCGCATGACCTATAGCTTCTTCAGTCTTTTTACCAATACCTTTGCGACCATGAGCACCCCTTGCAGCAATTAGGGTAACGTCATAAGTTGAACCATCATCAATTGACAATGTACCTAGCATTCCTTCTACAATTTTATCATCAAGGATAGTCGGATCTGTCACATAACCTTGAAAGCGTGAAGTTCTGACATCTAGACCTGATAAATCCTGACCAACTGTTGCACCACTTTCTGCAATGAATACACGATAGGCCGCGCTAACAACATTTGCAACAACATTGCCGGTGTATTGGTCGGTAGTGGTGCCGCTAGTGGGAAGCTGAAAAGTTAACTCCCCATTGGCGAAATTAGCAAGCGGGCTAACCATCAATCAAATCAAGTTGCATCAGTATGGGTGTAGGCACCATAACCCTGTAAAGTAAAGCTCACAGTAGCGATTCCGCCGGCTTCAATTGATTCACTAAAGTCGGTAATGATGCCGATACCAGCGTGCTTCTCAATAGTCGTCACCGAC